CTTCTACCAAACTGCCGTCAGGTTGCTGTATCCAACGTCTGCGTGTCATTGCTGTCCTCTTGGTGGCATGGGTGGCATGGGTGGTGTGGGTGGCATTGGGGGCTGATTAGGCATAACAGGGGGTTGCACAGGCATCTGAGGACGTTGTGGCGGCATTTGGCCCTGCTGTGGCGGCATGGGAGGCGCAATGGGGGGCGGTTTAGGAATGCCTTGGAACACCATTTCCACAGGCATGGGCAAATTAATGCCCAGTGGCAGTAGCTTTTCAATGGCGTCTGCTAGGTCTTTATTTGCACCCGCACGACGCTCCATGGAACCCGCTTTCTTTTCCTCTATTTCGGCTTCTGTGCGAGAAATGTCTGCCTTGGTCTTAGCCATTTCTAATTGCTCTTGAGGCGATGGTTGTTTTGGCGCTTGGGCTTGTTTATTAGCCTCATCAATGGCCCTGTCAAATACGCCTTCAATGCTTTGAAAGCCCGTAAATGAGGACATATACCACTTCATCATTTCTAAAAACATCGGTGCAGAAGTAGGCAACACTTGGGCGGCTTGGTGCGCTTGTTGCAAAAACTGACCCATGGCAGTCAGTGCTTGCGTTCTTTGGTCAATTAACGCTTTTTCGTCTTGGTAAGCCATGGAATCGGCTTGCACCTTGACGCGGAAACCCGACTGACCGCTTTTTAGCAATTGCAAGGCAGGCTGTGCCATTTGAGCGTCGGGCGTCATCATCACATTTGATTCTGTAGCCATGGTCTCAGGGCTAAAATGACGCTCAATAATCTGCGCTTTAAGATTTAACGCGCCTTGCACAAACATGCTAACTGCTTGCTGTTTTTCATTAACTCTTGTAGACCCAAATTGAGCCTTAATTTGTTGCGCGGCGGCAGTCTCAGAGGCCTTTGATGCACCCCTCATAATGTCAGAAATGCCAAGCACTTCGTAAATCTGTGCTTTAACCTGCTCTCGCAACATCACTAATCTTTCAAGCACAGCGGCAACGTCTTGAATGGGCATCCACTCGACCTTGCCTTTTAAACCACCGGACTCGGAAAACAACGCCCAATTGTCAACAGGAATCAATTGGTTCTCAGTGGCTTGGTTGAGCATTCTTTGCACACCATCGGCGCTCTTGTCGTAAACACCGACTAGCTTCATTCCACGGGTTAACCAACTAATGCGAGTGTTGATTTCGTCTAATTGGTCAAACTGGTCTTGCGCCATGATGTAATCAGAACGCGGCACTAATTCGGAAGTAGTGGTGTTAGCAAGCAACGGGGGCGGGCAAGGGAAAAAGTCGCGCAAACCTAAAGGGTCTTCACGCTCGTCAAGCAAAAATTCGCAATTCTTTGCATACCAGATAACTTTTTTAGCGCTTTTATCCCAAATTTCCCAAACCTCAGCACGACTCCACGGGTCTTTTGGCAACTTGACGTTATCAACGGGGTCGTCCATTTTTGGCTTGGATTTGGTCAAAGGAACACGCTTTGCAACGTCTTCACCAAAACGCTCTGCCAATTCTTCTTTGGTCAAATAAATGCGCCTTGCCACCCAACGCACTTCTTCCCACGTTCGGGCAGGGCTAAATAAAAAATCATCCCAAAAAACATGCTCTAAAACCGCATCTTCGCTTACTAACCGATCATACGATTGTTCTTCAATAATGGGTTGACCCGTCTGTGGGTCAATGACTTGTTCCTCAATAACGTCAGTCTCAATTTCAGCGTCGTAGCGAGTCCATACTTGACCCATCCCGACAATCACCCAGTCCTGAATAGATTGCCGAAAACCCAATCGAGAAACGCTTGTGTCAGACTGCAAATCATTGTTTAACAGTCTGTCCAAAATGATGCTTGCTACACGCGCAGTGTCGTCATTAAAGTCGCCATACTCCCTCTTAACCGTAACTTGGGGAGAGCGACTAAATAGCATTGACATGACAACCTGAATGGTTGACCAGAATAAATTTATTCTTTGCTCATTATCCGAATAAGCGTCTCGCTTATCTAAATAACGGTCATTAATCTTTGCGGCGTCTTTTTTGAATTTCTTTAAAAACTCCTGAGAGGCTTTAATTTCTGCCGCCCACATTTTTACGCCAGTTAAATTCGATTTTTCTTCGACATTTGTTTGGAAATCTTCCATTATCCAATCCTTCGGCTTTGTGCGGGACGGTTTAAATATAAGTCTTCAAGACTGAAATTATATGTTTGTTTGTCAACATTATACGCACTTGTGTCATCAAGTGTGTACGACTCCATCGGCAATGGGTCACTAACAGAAGCACCCAAATAACGGAAAGCGTCCGCCGCATGTGAATGACTGTCGTGATTAGGGCGGTCTCTGAACGTGCCGTTTTTCTCATCCCAAACACGGCAGTAAGACCGCAAATGCTCAATGCCCTCGTAACATTTACGCTCATTAAACCAAGATTTTTTAAGTATTTGACGCGCCGCCTCAATACTGTCTTGCATTTTCATCTTAGGCACTAACTTGGGCGTAATCCCCGCTGATAAAAACACTTCAATAATGCTTCGACCTGTCTGCAAACTCTTGGCGCGGGCGTCGTGGGGCAACCACACTTCTTCGACGTTTCCAAGACTGTGTATCCAGTCTATGTAATGAGAAATCGTCTTGCTATTGGATTCGTAGTAGTCAACTATCCGATACCCGTCAGGACAATTCTGCCAAACCCACCAAGCACACGTATCAGTAAACCCCAAGTCGCCAACCACGTTGACAGGAAACTCAGGGTCGCGCACATGAGGCAAATCCGTGCCTATCTGACCACTAGCAAAAATATCTCCCAACTCCCGCGCAAAGTAAGCGCCGGGGATACTGGCGTCGAATGAACACTCGTACTCAATGGCGTAAGACTCAGGCGTCATCTGCGCCTTGGCTTCCGCTAACTCCAAAGGGTCAATTAACTGCGTCTTACTAGCAGGCAACTCAAGCAATAAATGCGTGTCAGGATTTAACCGCGCTTCTTCTCTCATCGTCCAAAACATGTTGCGACCACGGGGCGTACCCATAAATACCGCCCAACCGCCCCTGTCAGACAAAGCAGGCCGCAACACACTAAGCCACAAAGACGGCCTCATGTCGCCAAACTCGTCTAGCGCCACCCCGTCTAAATACAAACCCCGCAAAGAATCCGGGTTGTCAGCGCCGCCAACATAAATAGTAGAAATGCCGCCGTGGGCATTGTCTATGTCAATCTTTAATTCCGCCTCATTAGGCTTCTTTGCCCACAAAGGCTCTGTCAACTCTTTTAAATACGCCCATGCAACACGCTTGGCCTGCTCCCTCTGAGGCGCTAAATAAGCAAACTGGGGGCGGTGTAAAGGGTTCTCCACCGCGCCTAGCACTAAGTCAGCACACACGCTAACCGTCTTGCCTGCGCGACGATGAGCAACTACCACCGTCCATCGCCTATCCCGATTATGCAGAGGGCGAAAACAATCGCGGGGCAGGTAGGCTGTTATATCCATGGGTTCACACGTTTGGCAAAATTAAAAAAAATTCTTCAACATTTTTTTCGTATTCTTGACGCTCGCGTGATTTACAAAACGTGTGTTTTGGCTTGCGCTTAAAATTTTTTGTTTTTTGCGCTTGTTTAATCTCTGCGGCAATTTGGTAATTTGACTTATGTTTCATATGTGCGCTTTAAGTGGACATAGTACCCCTACCCTTATACCCCACCCACCCTGAAGTGTCGAGGCTAAGTCCTTTATCGCAACGCCTGTATCGTAGGCAAGTCGCCCCACCCCTGCCTTTCGACAGCATTTTGGGTGTCCAGCTAAAAGCTGAGTTGCGTTTATCCATTTCCCTTGCGGTAATTTGGAGTGCGGGTCACACCGGAAGTGATTCTTATGGTTCACCAACCTGTTCGTCTGATCGTGTCTTTTCTGGGTACAGGAGATTTCTGCCTTGTGTGCTAACGCGCCCTGACGGTTGCTAGGCGCAAAATAAAACCGATTAAGACTGCGCCAAAAAAGGCCCCCGGATTGGCGCCCGGAGGGAGACGCAGACCTAATCGGTCTCTGTCGCCCTTTTCCCTGCAACATGTCAATTATAGCATCAACATGTAAAGAAAGGGTGGACATTGCGACCTGTGGCAACATTTTTGGATGTGGGGGTGGGGAAGCTGAGGTGCGACCCGTCCCGCCGTTAGAGGGGGGCGTGGGGTCTGCCGCGCCTTGGTATTGGTCAGTCAAAGCACTTCCCCTGTCTCAGGGTCTACGCTTGGTCTACTTTGCTCGACCTTGTCGCCTTCTAGCGTTCTAAAGCCTTGATTTTGTTGCGTTATATCGTCTACATCATCGGATTTTATATACTTTGCCTGCGCGGGGATTAGGTTGCGCTCTGTCACGTAGGACGCTGTGATACGCACTTGGTGGTCTATCTGCTGTAGCTTCTCCTCTTTGACATATTTGGAGGCAAACTGCAAGGCGGCTACCCTTTCAGCGGTTCGACCATTCATCATCGAAAAGAACCAGTCTGCGCCTCCTGAGCGCTCTAACGCCTCCAGAAACGCTTCAGAGACGTTTCTAGGCGTCAAACGGTCTTTTGCCCCTGTTCTACCCGCCTTGCCTGAATTACCCGAAACTGGCGGTTCTTCAAGCGTGGCAACGTCTTTGTATCGACCATGAATTCGGCCATTTGTATTCATAACCAACCCCTATCACTTTTCCCTCCCCCATAGTAATCTTTTTCGCT